GGTCAGGAATATGATCGCTCATTTCGATTCCTTCCATTTGCCAACCGTCCTCAGAAATGCCTCTGCGCGTTGACGAGCGGTGGCTTGTAGAATGCGCGTCATCCCGTCCAGTTCCGACATTTGCTCAGCCTCAAGCACTCGCATCAGATTCACCGCAAACTCAAGCCATGCAGTTGATCCACCAAGTGCAACCATCTCTGCTTGGCGCATCGCGTTGAGGTCTTTGCAGAAACTTGGGACACCAAGTTCAGCCTCGTTTGGGTGTGATGTTCCACGAGGAAACCATACGCCACACCGAATATCTCCGCAGGCGCACTTCGCCCATCCAAGCTGCAAAGCGATTGCTTCGTTGATTTCTTCGTCTGTCACGGCTTGACCTCCTTGGCTTTGCGCCATTTCTCAATCTCCATGTGCCACCCCATAAAGGCGGCAGCAGCGCATAGTACATCCCCCGCCTCCTCCAACCGCCTGATGCGTCTTTCAAGTTCTCCATTTGAATTTAGCAATCGAGCTTCATCTGAACCAAGTTCGTTGAGTTCCTCCTCCAGCCGCTTGATGCGGTCAGCCAGATTGAGAGCGTGAATATTTAATTTCCTGAACATCTCATTGGCCGCGTTGAGTTCGCGTTCGAGTTTCAGGCCTTCAGTTAATAGATATGATTCAGTGCAATCTTCCTGTGCCTTACGAAGCGCAAGGTCCATCCTCGGGGTATGACTCACGGCTTGGCCTCCTTGGCTTTGCGCCATCTATTGCTGGAGTAATAATCACTGCAATATTTTTCCATCTCATCCCCCGCCTCTTCCAACCGTTTGATGCGCTCTGAAACCTCACTCAGGTATTTCCGAGTCGCGGCTAGTTTGCGCTCCAGTCTGCGGCACAGCATACCGAGGTCGCCTACGTTGTGAGCGGTGCTGTCGGATATAGGGGTGTCGCTCATTTCGATTCCTCCCATTTGCCAATCGTTTTCAAGAAAGCCTCTGCGCGTTGGGCGGCGGTTGCGTCAATCGGATGCTGCTCGTCGCACACTTCCGCTAATGCCGTTTTGTAGCGACCGAATCCGCGACTCTGGTTGTAATTTTGCCCTCGGCTTAGCACCTTCTCCGCCTCGTGCATGGCGTTGAGGTCGTTGAGGTAGTCTGGAACATCCGTCTGACCATATTTACCATCTATGATTTGCGTGTCCGTCCAACCACACGCTTCTGCGATAGCAATACGTTGTTGTTCTGGTGTCATTTGCACTCCTTCGCTTTGAGCATCGCGTCGGCGGTGCGATAGCAGGTAACAGCAACATCATCACCACTCCAAAGTTGATTTGGTTGAATGGACGCTAACAACCCCTGCAACGCCGCCGCTGCGAAGTAGTCGCGAAGGGTCATGCCATCGTTGTGCTGTACTCCGGCTGGTGTTGGAAACGCCGGTCCTCCGTCGTTGATTGGTGCGCTCATTTCTCCTCCTTCGCTTTAGATTTCCCCTCTTCAATAATTGCCATCACGCACCGCTTCTTTACGCCGACAGCCTTCGCCACGTAGGCCAAGCTCTGGCCTTCGTTCCACAGTTTCCAGGCGCGTTGGGCATTGTAGTTCGGCGAGTTGATTCGTGCCCGCACCACGTCTGGATGTGCCGTCACCGCAGCTGGGTGAGGGAAGCTGATCCAACCTCGGGCCACTGCGTTTTGGATGAGTGAGTTCATGGGCGTTTCTTTTGAATCTTCAATCCAGCTTTTTTGCACAGACCACAGATCACGCTCGGAGCGCGGCCGAACTTCTTGGATAGCTCTTTGTAGGAAAACGTGGGGTTGTCTTTTACGAACCGCTCGATGGCCGCCTTCTCTTTCTCGGTCATCGGGCTCCAACCTTCTTTGGGTTTCTCGACTACAACGGTTTTCGTGATCGTGGGCTGTGGCCCCATCAGGCGTTCAATAGCTTCACGGGAGAGTTTCATCTTTGAGAATCCAGGTGGGCGATTGAATGATTTGAATCGAGTCGCCGTTGTAACCCGGCCAACTGTCGGTGTCCTCACACACCATCCACTGGCGAATCCACGACTGCCATGTGGTCGATCCTTTGTCCAAGGATTCGGTGTCCATCTGGTAAACAGCGACCGCGTAGGGCGCCTGGTCTTCGACGCAAATCCACTGCCATGCGCGGGTCTCGCCAGTGATATCCCGGTAGAGGTCCCGGTAGTACGCCGCCTGCACGTCGTAGCGCAGCTGACCGATCTGCCGGCGGAACCCGGCCTTGCTAGCATCCCTCGTTTTCTTGAGATCGACGATTACCGGGGTCGCATCTGGAAGCCAGTCGATCAAGCCTTTGCGTTCGCAGGACTCGAACTCACCAAACATCCCGACCTGGGCCTTACCCGGCTCGGCCAGTAGGCGGCCGGCGACCGGGTGTTCACGGACGGACTTAACCATGCGTTCGACAGTCTCGATCGCGTCTTGCTTGAATACTGTGACCCGGCGGTACTCCTGGTCCTCTCGCCAGGCGCGTGCTTCCTTGGTTCTGAAGTCGTCGTAGGGAGATGTGGTCCAAAGGTACGGCGTCCCGAGGACCTTGTGATCCAGCAGGGAGCCGATCGCCATGGCCTCGGACGGTTCGCGCTCTTCCTCAAAGCCGACCTCAGCGTGGGCCGGCGACCGGCTGAACGCCTTGAGGCTGGAGATGTTGATCGCCGGGTGACTGCGGTACTGATGTACGTCGATGGGGTGGACTAACTTCACAGCGCACCTCCCGCCTTCACCACTGCACGGCCGATACCCCGCTTATTCCGGATGATCCAGTTGCAGATATCCGGAGGAAGGTCTGCCACCGTGGGATAGGCTTCGGGGTTTTCCCACCACTTCAGGTCTATGACCAACTTCACCAGCTGCTCGTAGGTGATCCCAGCGGATGCTAGCGTCCCTTCGACGGTTTCAAGTTCAGGCTCCGGTGCGGGAACAGGGGTGGGTGCGAGGGGTGCGGTCTCAACGATCTCCGGTGCGGGTTCAGGAGCGGCGGGAGCGGGCGGCTCCACGATTGCAATAGCCTCGGCCTCCTTCTTCTTGCGCGGCTTGGGCTCAACAGGCGCAGGAGGCGTCGGAGTCACGTCCATGATGGATGAACTCACGGTGACCGACTGGACCACCTGCTGGGCCGCAGGGGTGTCCTGGACCTCTTCCGAGGTGTGCATACCGAGTGCGATCTCGGGCGCGTAGGTGCGGCACCAGAAGGCGCCGGCCCGGTACTGGAGCATCTGTTCCGGCATAGTCTTCCACTTAGAGCCAGACTTGCCGTACCAACCCTCGACCTTGGCCATGTTGATGTTCACGAGGGCGCCAACGAGTTCTAGGTTGGAGTCACGCTCGACTGCGAAAGCGCGGCAGCCCCACTCATCTGTCCCCTCTTTTCCAACCCAGCGGAAACGCATCGGAGAGAAGCGACCGCAGCTGTTGACGGTGGCAATCAGGAACGAGGCAGACCACGTTGGCTTGCCGTGGATAGGAACCATGGACTGCATGACAGCCATGACCGAGGCTCCAATGCGTTGGGATAACTCCAACGCGATGATGCAGTTCCCGAGGTTAGCCTCGCCCCGGTAGGCGTCGGGAACGAGGGTGCTGGACGCAAGGGCCTTGGCCATGCGTTGGACGGAGACGAACGCGTTCTCCGAAGAGAAGGCGCTGAGAGGTTGTGCTTGCTGTGTTGCGACTTGTAGGTTGCTCATACGTCAGTCAACGTATGGCAAGTGGCGTAAGCTGTCCAGCAATTTCAGAACGAATTTTTCAGATTTGTTCGGGCATTTCGACGAATGCGATCTGCATTTTTGTCGATGAAGTCGGATGCCTGGGCAGGCGGAAGAGCTAGCAGCCGCTCCCTATTCTGCTCGATAAACTTGCGGTAGCCCTGACCAACGGCCTGCTGGTAGGCGTATTTCTCTTCGCGGGTAAGTTCTCGGCGCGTGCCGTTTTCGTTGACCTTGACCGTGATGGCTGGTGTCGGCATGAAGACGCCGCGACTTGCGAGTGAACCCAGGGTGCTCCACGCAGGATCATCCTCGCGTTCTTTGGCCCACCGACTCCACGGATACCGCTCAACTTTGACTGGTTCGCCTAGCACGTTGAGGATCGGACCTGGCCCGATCTCGCGACGGCCGAACGGCACTTGCTGAAGGAAGTATTCGTAGCCGAGGTTTCCAGCCTCAGTCTTAAAGATCGACGGGTCAGACCACGCATCGACCTCCTTGAGAATGTTGGGCACCAAAGACCCTGCCAGACGTGAAACGTAGCGCGGGAATGATTTCTCAATGAACTCGTCGGTGTCGTACTTGTAGGCGTTAGCGAAGCCTAGAAGCTCGGTTAGACCAGAGATCGCAGTTGAGTCCTTGACGATGAACATTCCAGCTGCGGCTCCATCTAAGACCTTGTCTACAATATTTTCCTGGGACCACTTATCCGGGGAGAACAGCTGGCGATCGCGAAGTTCACCGATGGTTGCTAGCACGCCACCAAACCCCATCTGGCGATAAGACACATAGGTGTTTCCAAACCGGATGGAATAGGGTTGTCGGCCTTCTGATAGCAGCTGCTTGCGCTTGTTGGGGTCGAGGGACTTAAACGACCCCGTTATGTCCATGTTGCGATCCTCTTCCTTGTCATCGTCACCAAGGAACAGAGCGCCAGCAAAGATTCCAAGTGCCGTTCCAAACGCTGCCTTGGCTAATATCAGGTCACGTCGCGACTCGGAGAACTTCAGGCCGTATTCGCCTTCTGACCTTCCAGGTGCGGATTGATACCAACGATACAGCGCGACTGGTAAAGCGAAGTTAAGGATCTCGTTAGCGGAGTTGGCCGCAAATCGTAGAAAGTTCGTTCCAGACAGGACCTTGTAGAGCGTCTTACCTTGAGCCGCTTGATCGAGACCACGGTACAGACTTCCAAGTAACCCCTGGGGTATTTCGGTAAACGTGGCCATCTCGCGAATTTCTTTTGATGTCAGTAGGATTTCCACGGGCAAATTCTCCTGAATGATTTCGCGGGTGCGCTTGTTGAGCAGTTCAGGGCGGGTGCCTTCGGCGATGGCTCGCGCTCGCGCCGCAGCGACCACCTCTGGAGACGGAGTAAGATACTGTCGGGCAACGTCGGCACCGTACAGTTTACGTAACGCGTATGCCTTTGCACTCGAATCGGACATCAACGCATTTATATGATCGAGCGCGGTAATAAGCCGGCTGACGTATTTAAACTGACTGATCCCCTTAGCAAATAGTTTGCGCGACTCGCCTAGTCCTTCGAGTGCGCTCCCCGGTTGGTCAGGGTTGAAGTTTGCAGACCTAAAAAGCTCACCCTTCCAGAGTATTGGCCAGAAATCTTGGATACCTTCGGCAAGTCCCTTGAGTGAAGAGTAGGCTATAAAACCAGCATCCTTCTTAGCCATGGTAGCAAACATGGCTGTGTTAAGGAATCCGTTGAATACGTTTGCCCCGTTGTCTACCTGCGTGCGGAGACCTGATAGCACCGCCGCGTACCAGTAATCACGTAGTGCATCCGAGAATTTGACGCCGCCCTCTCGGGCCATGAGGCGGAACATCTGCTGGATGATCTCGTTTCGATTGACTCCGCTTTGGGCCTGCGCCTTCTGTGCTAGGTCAGTGATCTTGCGGGCGGTGATTCCGTTAAGCTCAGCGACACCAAACTCCGGCGCCACTGCGTCTCGAAATGCCTGATTCCACAGCAGGAACGTATCAGGCCCGTCTTGAATCGAGAAACTGCCCGGGGTAGCCCTGGCAATGTTGGCGTATTTTAGGATGCGAGGCAGAGAGCGGAAGAGCTTCTCGCGAACATCCGGTTTGACGTTCGGCAGCGGCACCTTCTTCTGAAACTCAGCCCTGAAGATTTGATTTCGCTTCGTTTCCCAAGCGTTGGTCAGGAGGTTAGTGATCTCCGCAATGCCAGCAGGGCTTAGGTTACGCAGACGCGGGTCAGCTAGGATCACCTGAAGCATCTTCTGCCGCACTGAACCTTGAGTGTCCAGAGCCTTAGTAAGGATGTCCTGCCACTTAATCTCGATGGGAGGGCCTTCGGGCTCGCCGGGGACCTGCTTGATCTTGCGGAATTCGCGGGCAAACACAGCATCCGCCTTCTTCATGGCCTCGCGAATCTGGTTCACAGCCTCGCGACCTGATTCAGCAAGCCATTTACGCACCTGCTCAGACTCAATCTTGGAAAACGGAATCAACTCATCCTGACGCTTGCGAATCAGGTTGCGATAGATCATCGCCGGCTGAGCCCACCAGAAGCGTTCTTGAGAAAGATTACGAGCAGCCATCGCCTTAGCGGTAACAGCACCAAGCGATTTCTTTGAATCTGCCAGTCGCTTCTCAAGGTTTAACGCTCGCAGCACTTCGACGTCATTCTTGGCTCGGGCGATGTCCAACTGGTTGCGTTGGATGATTTCCCCAAGGATGTATTCCTTGAATGCGTTATCAATGTCTGCGGTGAGAACAAACTGAAAGGCGCGTTCCAGATTGCCTTTGTAGAAATCGACCCACTTTCTTGCCTCGGATGCCCAGTTCTCATCGGTATCCGTGCTTATGTCTCCAAGAAACAAACCGCGAGAAGGAACGCGCACATCCGGCGACGGAGGTTGGGGGCGTTCAGGTGTGCCAGCAGGAATCTCCTGGTTCGGGAAAGCCTTGATGAACTCCTCGAAGTTATCGGCAGTCTCCGCTTCGTTGCTCAGCTGGACGTGGGACTTGATGTAGTCCATACCAGCATTACGGGCGGCCACCCAGGACTTGGTAGCCTGGTAGATCTGGAGCGCGATCTTCGAGGCTTGATAAACCACGAAGTTCGACAACCCGGTTATGGCCTCGAATACCTTGCCCTTTGGATCGGTAGCGGCGATTACCTTCTTGAGGATGGCTTCGACCCGGTCGGGGCGTTGATTGCGCTCAGCCTCAGCCTCAGCGGCCCGTTGTTTCCGCAGCTGGACTAGGCGACGGGCCGCTCGCTCTTCGGCATTTCTGAGAGTTTGCGAAGCAGTCGCAGCTGCTTGGCTTGCAGGGCCTGCTCGTTGCGCTCCTCGAAGCTCAGCACTTCGTCGAGCAATCTGCTCAACTTGGTTGCCGTACCCAGCTTCGGCGAGGATGCGTCGATATTCTCCATCGGCAAGAAGCGTAGCGAAATCTGGAGTGCCGGCAATAGCTTCCTCGGTAAGGTCTCCAGCCCTTAGAATCTCAACAGCGTTACGAGTTTCTCCGCGTCGATCCTGGAGTTCGTACAGCGTCTTGGCCCAACTCCATACCGTTTCCTGAACCTCTGCTGGGGTCCATTGGTCGCCGGTTAGCTCGGTGAGATACTCCGCTGTGGCCCTTACCTTTGCCGACATAGCAAGGTAGCCCGTGCCTTTGCCGGGATCTGTGCCAGTAGCGTTCAGACTTCCAGCAAACATGGCCTGATCGACCAGCGCAAAGTTTGCCATCCACGCGTCGTTAGTCACCTCGTTGACTACGCCACGCAGGTTCAACATGAATGAGTTGACCTTAGGCCCACTAAGAGTGATGGAGGTCGGGTCTTCAGAACTCAGTGCCCGAACCGAGTTGTTGATCCAGGCGTCAAGAACGCTTTGCTCTCCTTTGTTTCCCTGCACTGAACGGCCCATGACCGAGACGATGGCAGCGCGATCAGTTGGGCGGCCGGCAAGGTTCCAATTTTTCCAGACGTTAAGCGCATTAATCAGGTTGTTTTCAACGCTGGTTTGAGGGCTCAGACCTGCTAGCAATGCAGCAAATCGAGGAGCATCGACTCCAAAAACATCGATTAACGCCTCGGCCGATTTTCGATACCAGCCTCGTTTCACTGCTCCACCTAGGGCAGCAGCAGCAAACTCAGAGACGGATGGCAGTTGATCAAACAGGTCAACGAATCGTTTTTTGGTATCCGACCGCAGCTTGCGGCGTTCCTCTGGAATAAGGTGACGAGCCTTTTGCTTGTATCCGCGCAGTTTTCCGTCATCGATGATTTCAGATACGGATCGGCCTAAAACCAAGTCAGTTTCAAACTGCTCACGCACCGCGTCCAGATTGACACGCGCAGCCTGCTTCTCGTTGAGGTTGGTGCGAATGTATTCGATTGCGGCATCGATTGCTTGAGTGACCGCCTTGCCAGCGCGTAAGGCGTTTTGAGCGGTAATCAGTGCGCCGTTCCAGATGAGTGCCGGGATTCCAAGCACAGCATCGAAAGTTCCGCCGGTATCAATCTTGAGGTTTTCCAGCTTGGAGATTATTTGGGCTACCTTACTAATTGGCGCTGCCTTCGGAGCCACCTTTTCAACCCTCGCCTCATCAGCCAACTCTTGTTCCCGCTCTTGAATGGCCGTATCCCGGGCCTCCTCAACGCGTTCTAGCAGCTGCCCGACCAGCTCATCTACCTCAGTATCGCGGCCTTCATCATCCAACTCAGAATCATCAATGATGCCGGCCTTCTCCAGCTTACGCGCCATGGCTTTAACCTGGCTCTTTTTCATGTCGGAGCCTTCATCCTCCAACTTCTGCTTGGCTTGGCCAATGGGGCCGGCGTCGATATCTTCCTCAGCTTGAGCCAGGCGGGCTTCCTCGGCGGCTTGAAGTTCGGCTTCGGTGGGTTCGGCGGTGACTGGTTCGGCGGGTGCAGGTGCTAGCTTCTTCTCTAATTCCTGAAGCCGCTCTTCATTGAGGCGACCCAAACGGCCGCGTTTCTGCTTGGTGATACGAAGCTCGTTGAGTTCGGCCTCCTCCGAGATTGCAGGTGCAGGCGCAAGACGAACGCCACGTTTTGCCGCCCGCATTTCAGCCTGCTTTTCCGCGACCGATTTACTGACTGCTGGCGCCATGTATCCCTGCGGCACAGACTGAGGGTACTGCTTACGAAGAAATTCAATCCGCGCTTCCGGCAGTCGATTCAGCGTTTCGACCTTTAGTTGCTTTCCAGACTCAGCAGCATTCCGAATCGCCTGCCAATGTTCGAGATTCGAGTCTTCACGTGAAAACTGTTCGCGTACCTCGGCTTGGGTAGCTTTGTTGTCCCGGGCAATTTCTTTGACCCGTGCGTCGTAGTATTGCTGCTCGGTGAGTTCATCATCGGGCTTGGGACCAATAGGAGCGGGCTTAGGCGCAGGCCTCGGCGTTTCGCCAGCCACGGCTTCCTGCTTGTCGCGCAGGATAAACCCTTGGTCTGAAGGATATCCTGTAACCTGCGATTTCTCTTGCAGCAGAAATTGGTCGGTTTCCTGAAGCCCTCCAAAGCGGGTGCGGAGAACCAACCTCTGTCCTGGGGCCAGCTTTTTGATCTCATACAACCCTTTGCCGACAGCTGTGGCCTTGGCCTTGAGCTTCCGGAGTAGGCTGTTTATTCGTGCTGGAGTGTACTCGGGGGCGGGAGTGGGAGTAGGCGCTACTGGAGTAGGGGCAGGGGTTACCGGGGCAGCAACCGGCACCGACACTGGAGTCGCCGTAGCCTTTACCTCCGGCATCGTAATCGTCACCGAAGGCACAACCAACGCAGCAGGTTTCTGTGCAGTTCCAGCCTTCGTCTTAGCTGCTAGCTTCTTGAGTTCAGCACGAACCTGAAGGCCGTGTTTACGCACTTCCTCTGGAGTCATTCCAGACCGCTCGACTGCCCACTTCAAGTAATCCGCGTCGCTATCAGATTTTTTTGTCTGCGTCACGATGTACGCAGCGAGATCAAAGTCGCTGTCAAATCTCGGCAGGTACGTATCCTGAGAGATGCTGTAGCGCGGCTTGGCACCGGCAAGATTCTTAGGGAGTTTCGTGGATGTGGTGACCTGCGGCGCGGGCGTAACCGGAACAGGCGCGGGAGTCCGAACCACCGGAGTGACGGCTTTCGCGGCAGGTGTCACCACCGCCTGAGCCCCACCCAATCGGGCACGGTAATCTGCAAGAGTGATAGCACCCTCTTCGCTTAGCATTCCTTCATCTTCGGCCGTGATTAGCTGATCGAGTTCATCCTGCTCGTCGGGGGCTAGGCCGGTTTCGGGATCGACAGTTGCGGCGGGGGCGGCGGGCGCAGGGGTGGGAGTTACAACAGGAGTTACAACAGGAGTTACAACAACCTGCGGCTGTGCAGGTACAGGTGCAACCACCGGGACGGGCTCAGTAACCACCTCCTCTTGACCCGGTAATCCAGCTTCCTGAGACGTCCGCAGAACATCTTCAGCTGTGATCTCGGGCTCAATGTCGATCGGGCCGGTGGGTTGAGGACCGTCTTCAAGACCTGCAACCGTTGAGCTAGCACGCGGCAACGGGTTTGTCGGATCGCCTCCAAGCGCTTCGTTTGCAGCACCAGCTAATTTAGCATTGCGGCTTGAACCAACGAGACCGCCAACAATGCCTCCAGATAGGGAACCAACAAAGCCCGCTTGTGCAACACCATCAAGCCACCCGCGTTCGGGATCGTAGACCGCAGCTGCGGCAATGTTTCCTCCAAGCTGCTCAGCTGATTCTTGGACGCCCTCAGTGGCCAGCGCCTCGACAGCGCCTCGGACACGTTCAGCACCTGTGACTCCAAGGAACTTCCTTTGGTACTTGGCGGACTTAGGTACAAGACTTTCGGCGATCCGCTCGCCGATGCCTCCGATCCGACCAGTTACAAAACGTCTCGCTACCTTAGGCGCTGCGCCTAAAAAAAACTCAGTGGCGGCGCCAATCGGAGCAGTTGTGATGAATGCTTGAGTCTTCATCTGCTCGCGGCGATCTTGAAGATCCGCAGCGACATCGTATTGCCGGTTTGCCAGAGCCTCGGAAATACGACGGTTGATTGTGGCGTCAGCCTCTTCGGCTGCTGACTCACCTGATTGAAGTCCGTAGGAAATAGCGGCCCCAAGGGGAGCGGCTGGACCAGCGATTAACGCGGCTGGCAGTGTTGAAACTGTACTTCCAATACCGCCCATAACCTGAGCGGGCAAAGACTCTCGAACACCAGGTAGGCCGGGATAGGTTTCTTTCCCAAACTCTTGGATGGCTTGGCCAGCGCGGTAAAGAGGTTCCTCCTCCAGGGGAACTTCGGCAGTCTGCTCAATCTTCCTTCCGGTGTATGGGTTGACTGTTGGTGGAGGAAAAAAAGTGGCGGCGCGGGCTGCTGCTTTCGCGGTAAGACCAAGCCCCTCGATCGCCCCACGCGGTAACTCAGACAGCGTGTTGAGCGCAGTTTCGACCGTGTCGTACTCACCAGCCCGGTACTTTGCGGCCTCTTCCGATTCCGTCTCAGCTGCTAGCTCTTCCTGCCGCTGACTAAGAAGTCCTTGTCGGATCGCCTGGTAATTCTCACGAACGTAGGATTGAGCCTGCTCATCCGTAATGTCATCCGGGAACGCTAACCGGCCTAGTTCGCGTCCAAAGTCGATCTCGATTGCCATAGTAAATTAAAGTTCCACGGGCTCACGACCACGCGGCATTCGCAGGATTGCATCCAATTTTTCCTTAGACAACCCCAATGGAAGGTCGTTCGTTCCGACGCCCGCCTCATTGAGTGATCGACGCAGTTGAAGTCCGAGAACTGTGGGGTCGATGCCGTTGTATTCGCTCATAGCTTGGCGAAGCTCATCTAAATCAAGCTCTGAAAGCGACTCACTTGACATCGAGTTGGCTGGCGCAAGGGAATCAACCGGAAGCCTTACTTGAGGTGGTGCGTTGGTTGTCGCTACTGGAGCGTTGGTGCCGCGTCCGATGGGGCGAAGACCTTTAATTGATCGAACGTCTGTAACTCGGTTGGGCGAGATTGAAGGAACCCGATTAGTGCCCTGTTTGATGCCAGCCGCCGAGTCAGGCATCGTTTCGGATTCTGCTTTTGATTCCTTTAGAATTCGCTCCCGGTTTTTGCGCTCAAGTTCTAGGTCTTTTTTGATTTCAGCTGCGCTATAGCCCCAGGAAAAATTTTTATCCGGAACAACTTTGACCGTGCCGTCAGGAAGACGTTCGAGATTGAAATCTTCGTTCTTGCCTAGGCGTAGCTTCTTCAAAGTCTTATACGCTTCATCAATGTCAGCATACGGGTCTTGCTCACCTTCTGGTGACGCCAAGCGTTTGGTTAGCAAATCGCGAGCAGTTTCGGGAGAAACAGGCAAACTGTATTCAACGCCACTAGGGTCGGTGAATTTCATGGTTCCCGCCTTCTCGGTCTTCTTTAACGCAGTCGCCGGAGCCCTGTACTGCTGGCCACCGATTGTGACGATTTGCCCACCGCCAGACGGCGCACCAGCACCCATAGGCGCCTCAGTTAAAGGCTCTTCACCTCCGTCGAAAATGTCAGGAGAAAATCCCTCGATCTGGTTTAGTACATCTTGTGGAAGTTCTTGATCTTGTTTTTTACCAAACGGGATAAACCCCCTCCGAATCAATGCCACGTTCTCGGCTCTTTTGTCGGCCATCGCTCGCGCTGTACCTCGTAGGCGTCCAGCTTGGTATGCTGGGCTTCCGATAACTTCCGGAGATAACGGAGGCTGAGTTCCGTACATAGCATAAAGTTCCCCCTCCGCGCCTGCTAGCGTATCGGATTGAAGACGGCGATCGCGCTTCAAAGCAGATCCTGCGTAGTCGGGTAAACCTTGAGAATTTAAAATTAAATCCTGACCAAACTGGCTGGCTGCCGCATCAAGCCGCGCCTGAATACGTTCTTTCAAAGCAGCCTCCCGATCGGTGCCCATCTGGGTGTAATACTGCTCGCGCACTCGCGTATCTTCAGCACGCTGCGCTGCTGCTTCCTCCCTGGCCTGGCGCTGATTCGCCAGCTGCACGCCTTGGAGGTACGACTGCCCGATGTTTTCGAGTCCTGAGAAGGGGTTTGCCATAAAATTTTAGCTTAGTCCTTGGCGACCGTAACCTGTCGGCATTCCAGTTGAATAATTCCAATCACCACCTGTGCCAGCATTAGCGCGAGTTTGCGCCCCCAGCTGAGCAAATCCAAGATTGGTCAATCCAGATCCAAGCGATCCAAATGCCTGACCAGCGACACCAGTTCCGCTCGGCATACCGGCAGCTGAAAGGAGCGCCTGCTGTTGGCCTCCACGCTCACCGCCTCGCAGGGCCGCTATCTGTTGCGGAGTAAACTCGTAGTTGGCCAACGGAGCCATTGGCGTTGTTCCGATGATGTTGGCGAATTGTTGTTCACCGAGTCTTGCGGCTTCATAAGAACCCCGACCGATGTCTCGAAGAACCAAATTCTTCCCGGCTCCACTTCCAGCAAACCCTTTCTCAAGAGCTTGGCTGGCCGCTCTACGTTGAATCTGAGCCGCGACATCAGGTGGCAATTCCCCTCGAAGCAGCGCTAGCGCGTTCTGCGTGCGCTGAGCTTGGCCTTCCTGATAACCGGGAATTTGAATGCCGAGTGACTCAAGAAGCTGGGCACGACTAATCGCATTTCGCTCAGCCTCCATTTCACGGGCACGAGGCGCGTTTAGGGAGGATTCTCCCATCACGGAGCCAATGTTGATTCCCGGGAGGTTAGCGGCGTCACGGGCCTGCCGGCGCGAGGCGCTAGCAGACGATGCCGACATACCGGCACCAATCCCTGCCGACACAATTCCGCCTGCGATTACTGGCCCAACTGCTGATGCGAATATTGACATAGTAAGTATTGATTTTCCCTCACGGACGCAATGTCGTTCAGGATGTCTTCGTGATCCGTCTTATTGCTGGGGTTTAAGTGGACCGTCGTCCAAGTGGTATCTTCATGGATAAACAGCACACGGCGGGTTCCTGGCTTCGTGATGCCAGAATACGGCGCTACGTAGGTAACTAGACCTTCGTTCTCGCTGATGACTGTGACCCTGCCTTTGGTGATGAAGAACGGGTTGTCGAACTTATGGATGCGACTGGTTACGATTGACCCAGCCGGCATGAAGATTTCACGCACGTACATCCCCTCTGGGAACGTGTGCTTCAGTGGACATTCCTGCTGCGGAAGATTCGCCACGAACGCTTCCCATCTGTCCAAACGATCGTCGAACGTGATGGTCTCATCCGTCAGGATGTCGAGCCACGTAACAGGTTGAACGGCTACTGGAAGCTCCTCAGTCATCAGAGTCATCAGATGAATCCACCAAACCGAAATTGAATCTTCGCGGACCCGAACGGCTGCACGTTAATTACGCTGCGCTCATTGGGGCTGTACGCCTCAAGCTCATTCCGAAGCGACCGCAGTGCTAGCTGGATCTCGCGCTCAGCCTCGGTGTACTGATTCCGGTCTTCCTTCTGGATCGCCTTCATCATGTGCTTGATCGCCTGGAGGTTCCCGATAAACAGCCAGTCTGAATCAACGATCGCCGGTATGAAGTCCAGACGAACGATCGCTTCCACGACCGTGTTGGTGCAAGTCTCGTCTGCTGGCACGCAGCCGTCTCCGTTGTCGATGCAGCAGTTGTCCTGGGTGGTGCTGCACGAGTTGGCGCCACCGCACACCTCGGGCATACCGACAAGGTAGGTGCGTCGGTACTCAGGGTTCTGCTCGCTCGGGCCCCAGATGGCGATCTGGGTCTGTACGCCGGTCGTCGTGTTAACCGCGTTGATCGTTAGACTCCCTTGGGTCAATGGCTTCTGGGCGCCAGTCAGACCTGGCATCTTGAAGATGTTTATTGCGGATGTCTCGACGTATGCGACCACCGATGGGTTGGGTAGCGTCACGTACTCACCCCAGACGTACTCTCCAGTTACCGCATCTAAGGTCCGGATCGGCTGGTTGGTGGCAGCATTCAAACCCTGAAGCAGCACGCGCTTGCCTGCATCAGCTGCTAGCTGCGGGTAGATGCGGATCTTAGACGCGCCTGTGAAATCCCGAAACTGCGTCACCATGCCACGATCCAGCAGCTGGTCTTGCTCGCATCCTTCCCGGCCGCATCCGGTGCGTGGTGCCCGGGTGTCCGTCTGGAACTCGTACCACTGGTTCTGGATGGGGATGTTGTAGCCGCAGAGGTTCATCGCCTCAATCGTCTTGACCTCGCGAGGCCAGGTGATGCAGCCAGCGGTGACGCAGACGCGCAGCTTCTTGTACGTACCCCACCACTTGCCCATGTCCGCCAAACGAGCCTGAGCCTCGTTGAGCAGCTGGACGAAACGCTCGTCGCAGGTGGCCAGACCGACTGCCTGCGGGATCGTGGAGTTCTTGGCTTGGGCGAGGGTTTTTCTCATGGGAAAACGAACAGAGGGTTGTACGCAGTTGCGTATACCTTTAAATGATAATTAGCGGGATTTAAAACTGGCAACATACCCGGCAAAATAATTCCACCTTGAAACGTCGTTTGCACGTTGATTTGCGTGGTATCTACAAGATATTTGAATGTTGGTATCGACGACGGTGGGCCTAGTGAAAGTAAATTCAAACAATCAACTTCTTGACCAAAATACCAAGGAAATGTGATAGTAGGAGATACAGTATTTGTAAAAATATCAGGACCAGGAATATCTAATGATACTTTTTTAAGAACTACTCTAACTGTCGCTGGGATTACAGCGGCAAGTGTTACATCGTTTTTAAAAAGATGGTTAAACGCTTGAAAAACTCCTGCTGTGTTTATAGCTACCGGCGCCGACTCATACGTCAAAAACTGCCTTAAACTCTGGCGCGTCAAATCCCGCTTCTGTGTAAGCAGCTGGAAATTCACGCCGTCGTACAGCACTGAAACCACCTGCCCAGTCAGGATGTCATTCGCCGACAGCGCCGCTGTGCCATCCTTCGTGATCGTCTTGGCGCCCTGAGCATCGACGTTCAACGTACAGCCGGCAGTGTTGGTGTGATTCGCAAGGAAGGTGTAAATCTGGCCGGTCCGATAGGCGGACCCTGGGCTTGGATATGGCGGCGAGTTTATGACTGCGTAAGCTCCAGCGGCGCCGCTAGCAGTTCCGGCAAACACCACTTCACTCGACAGTCGAATAAACTGAGCATCTCCGGCCGCCGACGAAAACTTCAACACCTCAACTGGGCGATTACTGATGTCGGTGCGAAGCCAGTAGAGTCCAGTGTTCCCGGGCACGGTCTGAGAGCTTGCCCACTCTGCTCCAGTGTTCAGGTTACCAATCAACGCGGCGGCGTAGGCGTCAAGCCGATCTTGTTCCGAGGCGTAGCAGGTTGGTGGCGGCAGTGTGCCAGCGGAAATGTCAATGGTTGGCATGGTTAGATGCGGTAAAGGTAGTCGTTTGGCTTACACGGGCCTGGGTCGCATTCAAGCGCCAAACAGCCCTCGGGACAATCGAAATAGAAAAACTGCTCAAGAGGCGCAACACAGCGGTTCGGGCGCCCTGTGAGAAATGCGTTACCGAACTGGCCTCCGTTATTGCGGACCAAACCTTGCCCACTGAGTCTTCGGACGTCGTTGCATCCAATCTGAATGTTATCGACGTACCGGAAGAAGTTGCCGATCGAGGAGGTGAACGCTACGTCTGGCCCAGGACTCGCGCAGGTAAACGTCGTGGCCGTCGGTGTTCCGGTCACGATCACCTGGTCGTTGAACGAAGCGTTGCTGAGCCCCTCAACGGTTACGTGGTATCCAAGGAGTATCTGATGCGCCTTGTTCGTCGTGTACGTGGCCACTCCGGCGGTGCGCTGGAATCCGATGGGTTTGATTTCCCACGGGAAGTTGATCGGGCTGTTGATGCCGAGGAAACCGCTTCCTGACGTGACTGGCGTATTTGGAAGCGGACCCACCGGGTTATTAACCGTAAACTGCGTGGTCGAAGGAGTTGAAAGGACGGTAAACACGCCGTTAAACGTACCGTCCGTCACACTAACCATCGAAATTTCCATTCCCACCTGAAGTTCATGCGGGGAGACCGTGGTGAACGTCGATATACCAGCTGCGTCTCTTGACGCCCCTGTCGGAAATGGGGCCGGCGGAGCCAGTGGCCTAATCGGTATCTGGTAGTCCGTCGGATAGTACCATGTGGACTTGTTGACATCATGGTTGTTGACCAGGAAAACGGCGTCCAAGGGGGTGTACGCGGTCTGGTAGAACCACGATCCCGGTCCTGTCAGGAGAACATCGTTGTTCTCGATCAACATATCCTTGTGCCCCGAAATCAAGGTTGAGTAGGTCTCAGGGTTCGTGACGCTGGGCACCCCTGAAATCAATGTAAACCAATCCTGCACAACCAAGGCGATAAACGCTGATATGTTCAGCGCCGAGTTGTGATGGATGTGGGTTCCCTTGTGCTGGTAGGAATCGACGTAGAAGCAGGTGCCACGGAACCCGTCGAAATTGTTGTAGCTGATATCGGCGCCGTTAGTTTCACGAACGGTGATAGCAGTAACCGGACTCTGCTGGTTTACGGGATTAGGGCCACCCTGAACCCGGTTGTATTTGAACTCACATCCTGTAGCGAAGATGCGCTGGCTTCGGAGCATGATTACCTGGCCGTCGAGGTATAGGCCGGGGAGGATGTTTGGGCCGGGTGCGGAAACAGTGAATCGGTTGTCATCCAGTAATGAAATCACCGTCGATTTTGCGTAGACAGGTGGTTTGTAAAACACGCTGCCAACGACTGTAGCGGGCACGTTTGGGAGAACTTGAGCAACGGTGAAGTTAAAATCGTCGATAATCGACGCGACAACCCATGTTCCGTTAAACGAAGAATCAAATGTGATGCCACTGATTATAACCTGGTCTCCCGTGTTGACGAAGTGTATTCCAGCTGTGGTGTATGTCGCAATGCTAGCATTCCGTTGGACTACTGAGGCGTATGTCATCGTCACCGGGACCACATCCCCCACCCTCAACGTGTGCTTCATCACGCAGGTGTAGGTCGCAACTCCACCAACGCGAGAAACCACATTGATCGGGTCAATAAGACTTGAAAACCCTCCAACCACACACTGAGTGTTCGACTCTGCGCTGCCAGGGTACAGGGTGCTTTGAATCGAGTTGCGTCCTTGGTAACTGAAATCGTTGTTTAGAACCCTTGCTCCCTGAGTGTTGTCAGAAACATTCATCGGAAGAAACGACTTCACGATAAACGTCTCGGCATCTGCAATTCCAACTCCGAAATCGTAGAACTGGTTGTTCTGAATGAGCGCGTTCTCGCCGACGTGGTTGATTCCAGCGACGGTGTAAGAGGAGTTTACGCCAGCTGTTGATTGAGCCGTCAGTAGGACATCTGGGTATTGTGTCGGAGAGTAGACGCGTCCGTTTTGAGCGGGAAGCGTAATGGTTGGATTTGGTGCAGTATCAAGAAAGTAAACTTCGTTGGCTGAAACAAACCCTGCAACCGTAAAAGTTCCATTGAATGTTGCATCCGTAATCCCCGTGACAATGATTGAATCACCAACGGTAAATCCAAAGTTCCAAGCTGGGTGTTTTGTTAGTGTTATGTAGCTAAATGGTCCGTAATTTACCCTAAGTGCGCCAATAATTACAGCCCTGAGATCGCGTTGAAACGACATCGAGGTAATGTTTTCGACTTGACCAAATCCAACAAACGAAGAATCGTTTCCTGGTCCAACTGTAATTGCATTACTTATGTACTGGTTGACTGCGCTAACATTGGTGTACGGAGCAGGAACAACCGGAGGAGTGTAGGCCGGTGTTGTAGTCGGTGTAATGAAGTGTGGATACGCCGTATTGTAAGTGTTTACACCGCTTGTTCGTTGAATGGAAATTATCTTAGTGTCTGCGACCGAATTGTTGGCGTAGTTTCCGTCGAAAGTAATCCCTTCAATTATCGTGTTTTTGCAGTTGATGCTGTCTAGCGGCGCACCTGCATAAGCTCCAGGTGCCCCTACAACTCCAAACCCTGTGTAATTTCCAAGGGTCTTCAGCATCTGAATGTTGAATCCAAAAGTGTCCCCTCTTTTTGTGGAGGTGTGGTCGGCAAACTTCAGGGTGGTCTTACCGATGCCCTGGCCGGTGAATGCGATGTTGTTGATTACGCCTGTGAATGGTGGGTATCCCATCACAAGTGACGAGGTGTAACCGCCGCCGATCAGGTTGATCCAACCATCTTCGGTTACCAGAGGTGCATCAGCTCCAGGAACCGCTGCTGTAAATTGCGTCGGAGTAGGTATGCTGAGAACCGTGAATCCAAACTGTAACGGCCCGGTGCCGTTGAATGTACCGTCGGTAAATCCGTACAAGGTAATCTTCTCGCCGACAACGAGCCCGTGCGGGGTGGACGTGTTAAACGTCGCAACGCCTGCGGTGCGGACACGATCGATAATCTTCGCCCCTGGACTCGATCCAAGCAGGAATGTCCCCACTGGAAAATCGCAGCGCAGCGCAGCGAATAGGCATTCATTGATCGCCCACGCGCTGTTTCTCAGTCCACAGGGATCGGCGCCGTAATCGACTGGGTTTGAAGAAGGCATACTATTCGGAGAGTAACGGGCAGGCAACGCGGCTCAGATCGCCATAGATATCTTCCTGAAGGCGTTGAGCGACCATTGCCACGCGCTTGAGCCGGAAGCGGCCGGTGTTCACGTAGCGCAACTGAAACTCGTAGCCATCACGAGTAAACCCTCCGGTCTGCAAGTCACACTTGTCCGGAGGCTGCGGGAGGGCAATGCGCGATCTGGCTGGCGGCTGGTAGTATTTGACCTCTTGGCAGTTAATCACCGCAGGAGGGCAGGAAATCTCGCCCGGCTCGCAGTTGCGGTACTTGGCGCAGTCTTTAATCTCGGCCCATGGTTGCCAGCACTCACCCTCGTTAGCCTTGAAGTAGACCTTGGCTTCGATATTGCCCATCACCTGGTCATACCACTGCTCGGCGCTAACAAGGCGCTTCTTGTTTGTAGGTTCACCAAACGTCAGTGAGCGGGTCTCAATGGTCCAGTCGATCGGTACATCATCGAACCCATCGAAATCAAACTGGCCGTTCTTCGTGACTTCAAAAAGACCGATGTCCCCTTGATTCAGTCCAAACATAAAGCAGCGTTCTTGCTTCTGGATTCGGATCGTCAGCATCTGGAACACATCGACTCCAGTCCAGACTCCCTCCCATGCCGGCGGGAGTTTTCTGCCTATGCCCGAGACCAGATCAAAGTCCAGCACTACGACCCCTCGGTGTACGATACCTCGGTTGTTGACCTTCTGAGGCTGAATGGTCATCAGCATCCGATTGTCAAAGTTCACGGAGCTAGCAGCCGTCAGGTAAAAATCCGTGTCGTAAGCCAACGCACGGGTCACTTGTCGGCTGATCGGAGTATTTCCAAGCTCAGTAAAGTCGCGCCTGGCGTAGATCAACGAGCGAATACCGTCCTGAGCACGGAAGAAAAGATCACCGTTTACCGGCACGATGGATTCGTGGTTGAACGATCCGAAGTTCAGGAGTGCAAATCGCTGGATAGGATAACTGAGATCCTTCCAAACATCCCGGTCCACAGGCGCGTTAAACGCGTAAGTGGCGGTCGGGGTGAACACCAGCAGGTCGCCGTCGCCAAGGGACGTGTCCAGGTTGGCCGCGAATGCCAGCCCTGTAATCGGACCGTTTGAGACCGCAAAGGCGCCGCCTTCATTGATGAACGTGTTTTCCGTGAATCGAATCACGCTGTCTCGACCAAAAGCAGGATCGCCGTAGACTAGGTCTCCGCCGTAGTATTCCGATCCATTAGCAACCCAGAGCCGGCCTTTTCCGTAAGCCATCGGGCCTCCAACGGGAACTTCATTGCTTGCAGCTCGTCTAAACGAAGTTCCGTCGTAGAGATATGGCGCATTCTGCTCGTCTTGAATGATCAACCAGTTCTCTGCCTGCTGAAAGTAAACGTGATCCGCATTCGGATTATTTGCCGCTAGCAAATATCCGGTGAAATTCGGTCCCAAAAGAGGTCCAGCATCAACTCCTGGGCTGTAGGTCGTGAAAGTTGTTGGGCTGGGAATCGTCTGGACAATGAAGTCTCCGAAAAATCCTGCGGAAAAACTTGCTGCAACAGGCTCCGGAAGTCGCACCACCATTCCTGGAAATAATCCATGCGGCGCTCCGCAGACGTAAGTCGCAACATTTGACACGCGGCCACGTGTGCTTACGGAAAATGTGCTGGTTTGCGGAGTTTGATCTGTAACTAGGAAATTATTTCCTATGTCGATCTGGAAGACTTTGCCTCCGATTGAAGCGTAAATGTAAGGGTCTCCGTTGTCGTTGGTGTAAGATCCGCACCCTTGAAAAAACCCCTCTTTAAACGCCGATTGCACCGCAGCGTTGTAGTAACCTCCGTTGTAGAGAACGGCGGGATCGTTAAACGTCAGCAGCTTGGTCCAAATCCCCGGCCGCGCTTTCGGGAATCCTCCGCGCACTGTCGTGTTCACCGCCCATGCTAGCTGGTTGGGTTGAATGAGTGAGGGCGAAAAACCGCTATCCACCCCACCTTCAGCGGTGAGGAGGCCATCTACTATGCGATTTTTTTCTGCGACCATGACGCTTGAACGTATTGAAAGGCCGCAGCAGCATTCCCGCAAGATGAATGAAAGCGCAGATTACCTGTCTATACCGTGGCGTACAAAAGACCGCTTTCTCATCGAGGCTGAAATGGTTCGTCGCGGCGGATACATAATGTCCGGTGGCGTCAAGTACGGATGTGGGAAATATCATCACTTTAAAGCAGCCATGACGGCGCTTTGGCCTCACTTCGATTGGCACATCTGGTCTGACCTGCTAATCAAGACTTTCGCGGAAAATCAAGAGGTTGGAATCATGGGCCCAGGATCATCTGGCAAGACCTACACCTCCGCAGCATTCGGGCTCTGCACGTTTTACATCTACCCTACCGGCACCTCGATCATCATGTCGTCAACGACGCGTGAGGGTCTCCAGCTGCGAATCTGGGGCTCGATCAAGGAGCTGCACAACAAGGCCAAGGCCCGCCGGGAATGGCTTCCTGGGCGCGTTATCGAGAGCCGGTTTATCCTGACCAGTTCTGACCAAGACGCCGAGGCGCAGGACTTCCGCGACGGAATCATCGGCGTAGCGTGCAAGGTCGGCGGCACGTTCGTTGGTCTCTCGAACTACGTCGGGCTCAAGAACGACCGAGTGATGCTGATTGCAGACGAGGCGTCTCTTATGAGCCGAGGGTTCCTCGATTCAGTCGCCAACCTTCGCAAGAATCCTGAGTTCAAGCTGATCGCGATGGGAAATCCCAAGGATCGCAACGACGCGCTCGGGGTTGTCTGTGAGCCGCACTCTACGATGGGCGGTTGGGAAGGCATTGAATACCTTGAGCAGACACGCACCTGGAGAACGCGGGCGCCAGGAGGGGTTGCTGTCCAGCTGTGCGGGTACGACACGCCGAACGCGAAGTTTCCGAAAGGAACCAATCCGTACCGAGGCATCATCACGCCAGAGCAGATTCAGGCGGACTTGGATTACTACGGCCGAGACTCGTTGCAGTTCTCGATGATGAACCTCGGTTTGCTGCCCCGAGACGGCGGCACGCGGCGCGTGGTTACGATGTCGTTGTGCGAGCAGAACCAAGCGTTCGATGAAATCGTGTGGCAGGGCGCCGACAAGATCACGCGAATCATCGGGATCGACGCGGCGTACTCAGGCATCGGTGGTGACCGATGCGTTATGATCGACCTTCAGTACGGCCCGGACAGCACTGGACGCATCGTGCTAGCATTCGCTGAGGCCCCGATCGTAATCCCTGTGACGGCCGTCAAAGCGCAGCAGGCAGAGGAGCAGATTGCCGAGTACGTGCTTCTCTACTGCAAGCAGCGCAACATCCCACCTAATCAAGTGGGATTCGATTCCACCGGACGCGGCACGCTGATGTCTGCGTTCGCCCGCCTGTGGTCGCCCGAGGTGGTGCCGATCGAGTTTGGTGGCCGGCCGACAGATCGCCCTGTTCGGAAAGGTGATCCGAAGACTGAGCGTGAAGCCTACGGAAAGATGGTCACGGCACTCTGGTATTCGTCGCGCCTGCTGATTGAATCCAAGCAACTGAGGAAACTCCCTCGGGAAGTCGCCGAGGAAGGATCGATGCGCGAATGGGGAATCTCCCGCACTGGTTTGATCGACGTGGAGCCCAAGCACAAAACCAAGGAACGCATGGGCCGATCCCCTGATTTATGGGACTCTTTCGTGGTCGCACTCGAAATGGCTCGCAGAACGGGATTTGAGATTGCAGGCGGGCAGGGGGTTGGTATTGTCAAGCGACAGACACCAAAGTGGCTGACACGTCTGTCAGATAAGCGTCGCACGATGGATACTGAGCATTCGCTAACCTATTCCTAACCTTATGGCATCATTCAACAAAGTCATCCTGATCGGCAACCTCACCCGAGACGTAGAACTCAAGTACCTTCCGAAAGGGACTGCTGTTTGTAATCTCAGCATGGCAGTGAATCGCCGCTGGAAGACCGAGGCTGGTGAGGAAAAGGAAGACGTGTACTTTGCTGAGTGCAAGGCGTTCGGGAAGCAGGCTGAAACGCTCGCTCAATACGTCAGGAAAGGCCATCCGCTGATGGTTGAGGGACGCCTGACCCGGGAAGAGTGGGACGACAAGAAGACCGGAGACAAGCGGTCTACCACGCGGATTATGATCGAAACCTTCCAGTTCCTTAAGGGACGTGATGAAGGTGACGCGCCGGCTCCGAGGGCTCAGGCCCCGGCCGCCCCGAAGCCTGATCTCGACGCCGATGATCTGCCGTTTTAAAAATCAGGCAGCATGAATTACAACACGTTTCCAAACGGTGGATGGCAGTTCTACGAACCCGCAACCAAGTGGACCGCGCCAAACCCGATGAATTACGATTTTCATTCGATGGCGCGATTGATCCAGCAGCACCGGGTTGCTAACCACCTTCCATCGTCATTTGAAAAAGCGGTGAGTGATTTGGAAGCCTACACAAAAGCTCGTCTTCCCCAGCAAACAACAACTCAATCCACTCAAACTAATGCTCAACCAAGGGTATCAGGCTGTCGCTCGTGCGGTGGAAAGGGTTAAAAATACGACGCAAGGGGTAAGGATTCTTGCGGAATGGCTGGGCGATGGCGGTATTCCCGTTGATCGCTCAGTAGCGCAGCATCGTCTTGATACGTGTCTGCACTGCCTACACAACAAACCAACGAAGCCAGACGCGATCGAGAAGACTGTCGCTGAGGTTATCATTGAGCAGGAGCAGCTGCGCCACGACATGGCTATGATCCTTCAAGGTGAGTCTAATGCTGGCACCTGCGAAGTCTGCGGCTGCTACCTGAAGCTCAAGGTTTGGGTGCCATTGAGTTACCTAGGCGATCGTGAAATGCCTGATAAATGCTGGATTTCGCAGGAACGGAAAGCAATCTGAGATCAATATGAGTTTCAAAGAACCAAGTAGAGTCTGGAATGTTGTTAGTGCGATGCTAGAGGCTGAACAGCCTCGTTCTCGCAATCGCGCTCGCATTAACGCTACCTTTAACGGTAATCCTCCATACAGCGAAGAGGAGGCTCGCGACAATAAGATCCAGACAAACGTCAACTTTCTGGAAGGTACGCGCATCATTCATGCGGCACGCCAGCAGTTTACGAACGCGTTCCTGAAGCCTCAGAATTACTTTTCTGTGGGCCTTGATACCGGCCCCCGGGATAAGCGCACCGAGTGGGGCAACATCATCACGAAGCAGTTGAACCGCGTGATGAAGCGGTCTCCGAAGTATTCCACGGTCCTGGAATCTCAGTTTGCCGCGACAGTTCTTCACGGCATTGGTCCGGTGACTTGGCTGCGTGATCGTGAATGGTGCCCGTCAGCCCGTGGAACTGAGGACATTTTGGTTCCTACGAACACGCTGACCACGATGGAGAATATGTCGCACTTCGCGATCTACACCTCCTTCACAGCTGCGGACCTAATCCGCATGACTCGCGGTGAGAACGTCGATCCCGGCTGGAACCTAAAGCTGGTGAACGAGCTGCTGGCCGCGATGATCCAGCGCGAGGCATCGAGTCTCCAGGTGAACGATTGGTCCGGCCAATACTTCCCTGAAAAGATTGAGGAAGACTTCAAGGAGAACTCTGGTTACTGGGGCTCTGATGCGACTCCGGTGCTGCGGTGCTACGATTTCTACTTCCTAGACACGACCAGCGACGATCCTTCTTGGCGCCGCCGCATCATCGTTGACCAGTACAACAGCGGCATCGGTAATATGCAGACCGCTGGCGAATGGCTCTTCAATGCCGGCGACCGCTGCTACGGCCGGGATATCTTCGAGCTGATGCACATCCAGTTCGCTGACGGCGCTGTGGTTCCGCCGTTCCGCTGGCACTCGGTGCGTTCCCTTGGCTACCTGCTTTATGCGGTGTGCCACCTCCAGAATCGCCTGCGCTGTAAGTTCACCGACTCCGTTTTCGAGCAGATGCTCTGGCTCTTCCGTAATGTCGCTGATGGTGACATGGAACGGATGGAGAAGATCGACCTAGTGAACATGGGCGTGATTCCCGAGGGCCTCTCCTGGGTTCCGCAGTCTGAGCGTCACGTCGTCGATTACCCGATGCTGTCCGGTGCTATGGCTATGCACCGCCAGATCATGTCTGAGTCGAGTGCTGCCTACACGCAGGACGTGAATGACGGATCATCGAAGGAGCTGACCGCTACCGAGGTTATGGCTCGCGTGAACAACGCCAACGCGCTGATGGGCTCCATGCTAACACGCGCCTACACTCAGCAGAATTTCCAGTACCGTGAGATCGCTCGCCGGTTCTGCACGATCGACCATCCCGACTGCAAACAGTTCCGTCGTAAGTGCGAGGCTGACGGTGTTGATCCCTCCGTCTGGAACAACCTCGACGCATGGGATATCATGCCCGAGCGCGTCATGGGTTCCGGCAACAAGATGCTGGAGATTGCTCAGGCTGACCGCCTGATGGCTATCCGACCGCTGCTAGCTCCGGATTCTCAGGCCGAGGTTGTGCACATGTATGTCGAGGCCAACACTGATGACCCCCTCCTGGCGAATCGCTTGGCTCCGATCGACAACAAGCCGGTCTCACCGGCTGTCGAACGCGCTACCTTGGCGTGGGGCACGCTTATCGACGGTCAACCTGTCGTTATCGCAAGCGCACTCAATCGCCCTGAGTACATCCAGACTCTGCTTCAGATGCTTGGTGGCGCCATTGGTCGTATTGAAAAGGAAGGTGGCGGCATGACCACGATGGACCGCGTGCTAGGATTGGCCAACGTGATCCAGCATATCCAGGAGCAGATCCAGTTGATCTCTCAAGACCCGGGCCAGGAGCAAAACATCAAGCTCTACAACGACGGCATCAGTCAGGCTTCAAACTACATTAAGGGCTACGTGCAGCGCCTTCAAGAGCAGGCTCAAGCTCAGGCCGAAGCCGGCGCAGCTGGCAACGGAATGGATCCCGAGACGGCTGCAAAGATCCAGGCGATGCTCATCACCGCGCAGTCCAAGTCGCAGATCGCTGCGGCAAACTCCGAACAGAAGCGGACCCAGAAGCAGGTCGCGTTCGATCAAGATCAGCAGCGCAAGAATGCTAGCACGATCGCTGAGGCTCAGCGTAAAGGCGCTCTGACTCGCGCAGACATTGCTGCCATGGATCTTAAGACTCAGGCCAATATTCTCAACCAATGATACAATCCCCCAAGCAAGAGTTTCAAAAAAACCAACAGCGCCTCAACGAGCTTAAGCGCCTCCTGGATAATCAGGACTTACAAGCTGCCCTACTCGTTGCGTTCAATAATTTCTGCTGGAACCTGCCAGCCTCAGAGAATCCTCAACATGGATGGAATGCAAACTGTCGCAGACAGGGCGCAAAGGCATTGATTGATGAACTCAACGGGCTTGCAGAGATGCGGAAAGAAAAACCGACCACCACTCAAAACCTCGAATGAGAATCCTATTATCACCTGATGCCCCAACTGATCGCGGGGCGGATTACGCTGACGCCTTTGCAGGAATCGACGCCATCGAAGGCAGCGGGCTAGACAACCCGATGGGATCACCGTCCCAGCAGACTCCTCAAGAGGTAGCACCTGCGCCTGCGGTATCCGCTCCAGAGGTTCAGGCGGCTGCCCCCGCTGACCTTGCTAAGCCCAAGAACGAGGATTTCTTTAACCTCGATAAGTTCACCCCCAAGAAGGATGAACCGGCACCGACCACTAAAGCTGAGCCCACCAAGCCTGAGCCCACCTCTATCAAGCAGTTCCGTGAGCAGTACGACTTGACTAAGAAGGAGCGCGATGATTTCGCGGCCAAGGTCTCTGAGCTTGAGCGTGCTAGGTCCGAAGGCACTCGGAAGGAAGTCGAAGAGGCTACTAAGTCGCTGAAGGCCGAGATGGATTCCATCCGGAAGAACGCCGAGGAGCTGGACACCGAGGTGCGGTATCTGAACTACACGCGTTCCGCTGAGTACAAGCAGAAGTACGAGACCCCTCTGCGCGAAGCGTGGCAGACCGCCCTAGGCGATATCGATGGCCTCCGCGTTACTGATGCCGATGGCACTGAGCGTGAGGCTAATCACCATGACATTATGGCGGTCCTAAACGTGCCGGTCGCAAAGGCCGCAATCATCGCTCAGGAGACGTTCGGGCCAGCTGCGCCTGAGATGATGCATCACCGCCGCCGGTTACTCGAACTCACTCAGTCTCGCGACAAGTCCATCGCTGAATGGAAGGAGAAGGGAGCACAGCGTGAGGTTGAGCGATCGAAGCAGGTGGAAGGACGTCAGTCTCGCTCGCGTGAGCTGTTTGAATCGCAGTTCTCGGATTACGAAAAGAGCCACCCGCAGCTGTTCGGCAGGGAAGACGGTGACGATGATGGCAACAAGCTCCTAGACGAAAGCGATCGGCTGATCCGAATCGCGCTGAAAGGCGAGGGCGTCGATGCTGACATGGGCTACGAGGACAAGGTTGACCTCATTACGAAGGCCCAGGCCCAGGTTGCCCTACGTGCTCGGGCCTACGGCCGTGAGCGCCTGCGAGTGATCCGTCTCCAGCAAAAGGTGGCGGAGCTGGAGAAGAAGGTTGGAAAGGTCCGATCCTCGGAACCCGGTCAGGGTGAGGGGACTTCGACTGCGACGCGTATAGCTCCTAAGAGTGCTGAAGACGCGATCGACGAGTTGCCGTCGGCGTACTGATCACCAAGCCTTACACGACCAATACTTCGCAGAGAGCTTCGTGCCCGGTGTGTCACAACCATGCCGGGCATGAAAGCTCTTTCGGTTCTTTGGGATGTGCTTCTTGATTGACATCTTGGGATCACCGTAGCGCACGAGAGCGACCTTGCCGTCTTCCTTAGCCAGCACGGCAGACTTCTTAGAAGCTCCCGGGGTTGACTTCGGTTTGTTGTACCCGGCAAATTTCTGGCCCCGGTAGGTAATCATTTGGCTTTCGGAAGCACGTACCATCCAGCTGGAAGTGTAACTCGGCTTGGTCCGGAGAGCTTACCGTCCTTGTCGAACGCGTAGACGCGGGCGCGGACGGGCTCTGCTAGCATCACAGGATCACCGCTTGGCACCAGGACCACCTTCGTCTGCTGGCAACCCAGGAAGATCGGCAACACGGCCAGCCAGATCATTCTTGAGAGGCGTTGGAGCATTTCCATCTTCCACTTTTGGTGCAGGCGTCTCTCGGAGGAAATCCAAGAGAGCCTTCACGAGTTGATAGATCCAGTTCAAACCGGAGGAACGACAGGAGTCTTCTCGGCGTCCTTGGCCATTATAAGACCAATGCCGGCGGTCACCGCTGCAATGGTCGAAGCGATGTCGATGTTGGTGCTGGGATCGGCATCGAAGGCTGCCCGTAGGGCGCCGCCAACAGCGATAAGGATTGCACCAATGCCAGCGAGAGTTGTTTTCGTGTTTTTCATTTGGATTTGAACAGCTTATAGGCTCCGTAACAGGCGCACAAGAGACCAACCACAGCGGTCACCAGTCGCACCCAATCGGTTAGGATTGGCAGGAATGATGCAGCGGTAGCACCTGCTGCCGCCGCTAGGCTGAGTCCAGGGCTGGTGCTGCTGTTCGTTGGTTCCATTACTCGGGTTTGGCTTGAGAGGCTTTGAACTCCGCTTCTTGTCGCAGGAGTTCGTCGATGATCGGCGCCGCAGTACGAGCAACGTCCCAGCCATTGACTTTGATTGCGACTTGAAGGTTCGCAATCAGAGCCTTGGCGGATACGGGGTCGAGGTTCAGCGTCAGTATTTGCATGGATGTTAGTTTGTCGGATCGGAAGTCTCGATCACGACCGGAGACTCTATCAAACTGTCGCTTAACGGAGACACCTCAACAACCGGCTCCTCAACCACAACCGGCACCGGATTCGCCAGCTTGTAAGCCTCCACGACCGCCGGAGTCCACAGCGCGGTAGCGATATTCACCACCTCGGTTGGCTGTCCTTCCAGCGAGTCACCGGGGTTGAGCGTGTACTGCGAGGTAATCTCAGACCCGACAATCGCGCCATCGCTGTCGTAATCGATTCCGGTCGTAACAAACAACGAGTTGTTCTGGTTGACCTGCACTGCGACGATATCAACTGGTACGATCATTGGATGGTGGGTTTGAGATTGGCGTTGTAAGCGGTAATCGCGGCAGGAGTCCAGACAGCGTTTGCAATTGCTACAACCTGCTCGGGCTGACCAGCGAGGTCTGAGCCGGGAGTCAAGCAATAGCGGCGGAAGGTGGAAGCCTTCACGGCTTCTCCATCGACGATCTGGTCCGACAGGCGAACCTGAAGGACGGTTGAAGGAAGAACCTCGCAGAGCGAGAAAATGGTGCGTTCGGTGAGCATAGGATTAGACAGTGTATACCGTGTTGATAGTTAAAAACTTTCCAGTTCCAGCACTATGATTTGCTGTTGTTGTATCCCCTGATGTTAGTTGGCAGACTAAATCAACATTTGATGATGCTCCGCTTCCAACTGCTGCAAATACAGGACCAGTAATTGTAACAATACTATTTCCTATAAAGGCATTTCCAATAGCAGCAATAGAAGAATTTGTGAAAGGTATTCCTGAAACAGTTAGTTGTCCAGATGCTCCTAC